AAATATACCCTCCATCTTTCTTACTATTTCATTAGCCTTATTATTTGGCACTATTATATAGAAGCTAATTTTATTTGCCTGCATAACAATACGGAAGTTGCATCTATAAGGACTTGTTATTGTTAACAGTCTTTTATTTTTAAAGAAACTATATAATTCCTTTTGTGGTCTGTAGAAACTGGCCATAACCTTAGCTAAAGTATGTGATTGATTATTCCTTACACTACGACTAGGTTTTATTAAGAATATAGTATATGGATCAGGCTCTTTACCATAAACTCTGTCCCATCCTAGTATTATTTCTTTACCTAGTGCGCTTTTAACTTTTTCTATAGGTGTTAATTTTAAATTAATCATGCAAATATCACCGCCCTTAATAACCAAAATATAATCCATGACCAGAATAAATACTTTTTAGGCTTTTGAGCACCTAACATTATAAGCCATATGGCTGCTATAGTTCCTACTAATAAAGCTATGTCCATGGTTCCATTGCTAAATAATGTGTCTAGTAACTTCCATAATTCTGTTACCCAATGTACAGGATTCGCCCAGTATGCAAAGCTATCTAGTTTAGTATTAAGTGCATGTATTTGGGTTTCTACACCCTTAAAAGGATTAAGTTTATCTAAACTTAAATTAGAGGCTACGCTATTAAATACACCATTAGCCATACTAGTAGGATCTATAAGTTTGCCACTAACATCATAAGCTTGTAAATGCAAGTGTGGTCCTGTACTATGACCAGTATTTCCACTTAACCCTATTATGTCTCCGGCTTTTACATGTTCTCCTAACTTAACTGTGGTCTGTGATAAGTGGCCATATAATATTCTTACACCATTATCTAATTTTACAAATACACCTTTGCCCACGTTTACGGATCCATAGTCTACTATACTGTCTACCACACCATCACCTATGCTCCTTAACTTAGTTCCTATCGGTATTGCAAAGTCTACTCCGGTATGTGGAAGTGGATGTATTCCTTTTTCTACTTGTAAAAACTTAGAAGTAATTTTAGGTAGTGTTCCAGCTATTGCAGCTACATACGTGCAACAAAGTGAATTCATAATATCCCCCTTATTTATTATTTATCAAATCTAAACGCATTTTTTACCTTTTTATCATTTATAGCTTTATTCTTTTTCTCTTTAATTTCTTTTGCAGTACTTTTAGTAGATTTTTTCAATATTATTTACACCCCCGCATTATTTATTTTTTAACTGCTGCCATACATCTATTTGTAAATTTTCTCTTAAAGTTATAAAAAGCATAGGTACTAGTAATATAGCTATATATCCTCCGATTCCCTTAAAAATTCTACCTTTCCAACCTGGCAAATCTAATTGAGCCTCTACTATTCCCCAAACTACCACAGCTATGCCTACCCAAAAACTAGCCATTTGCATTAGCTTTAGTATAGCCACACCTCCATCTGCTCCTGCAGCTGCAAATACTGGCACCCCTGGTAAGAATAATAAAAATGCTGCATACCCTAATGCTATAATCATACGGTACTTTCTATATTTTAAAAGACAGATGTCTATTTGTGCAAAGCTACTATTTACTATTTCTCTAAGCATCGCAAACTGTTCTTCTCTTTTACGTCCTGCTGGTGTCCAACTTACTAGCTTTGCTTTTAATTCTCTGTGCTCCTGAGCTTCTCTTTTCTTTTGCGCCATACTTTTACTACAATTCATTACTATTATTTTCATTATTTCTATCTCCTTTTATTTAATTTGTCTACTGCTGCAACCACTATACAAATAGCACCACCTACATATAGACTATATTTCAAAGCTATAATTAATAATGTCATAAAATTTTTACCTCCTGTATAATTCCTAATTTTTAGGCCATAATATTAAATGTCAATATACTTGCAAATTAGCAAGAAAGGAAGTGTATAAAATGCTTACAATTGGTATAGGTATGATAATGATAGCTTGGGGCTTAAATGCTTTTCTATAAAATTCTAACGATTATTTAGCGCGTCGGCCAATTGGCTGGGGCTTTTTATTTTTTGTTAGAATTCCATATCTATAAGTTCAGGTTTCTTGGCTTCACACTTCTTGTTTCCCATTTTAGGGATTTCATTTCCTTTGACCGTTTTTAATATATCTTTTATAAATCCACTTAAATTACTATGAGCTATTATCCATTCATAAAGATCTATGTCTTCAGGAGTGTTTTTGAAACTTAGAGCTATTGGTTTTATGGCCATAACATCTCACCTACTTTTTGAAATCCAATTGCATTAGCAAATATAGGATTGTCTGCTACAAAAGAATTTTGATATCTTTTCTTAAAAGCCTTTTCAAATATTTTGTATCCACCACCTACTAATATAATGTTCTCTGTACGAGCTGGGAATTTCATGCTTAGATCATCATTGATTTTATTAAAATTTCTCTTTAGCATTTCAGTAACAAAACTTAGATCTGTACGTTGGCCATCAATTTCAAAGTATCCTTTATTTAATATTCTTTCTGCCATTGAGATATCTAAATCTAAGCTATATAATGAATTTAATTTATCTGCAATGTCTTTATAAATGTTAAGTGTTCCAATCACTACAGTAGAAGATTCCTTTAGTTTTTTATCTGCTACATAAGCTATATCAGTAGTTCTTCCACCTATATCAACTAGTATCACATCTTCGTTTATATCTAAGCTGTAATAAGCTCCTAAAGCTTCTGGATATACTGCAAAATCAGTTATTATAATCTTTCTTGGCTCTCCATTAATTTTTATTTCCCTTACTCTGCTACTGAGTACCATTTCTTCCAATGCTTGTTTATTAGCTTTATATTGGTTTATTGGTAAGCCACACACTATCTGGTGAAATACATCATTAGTATTATTTAAAGCTATTCCGGTTAACAATAAAGGTAAAAAGTTCTCTTTAATACTTTTGTTGAGTTCTGTCTCGAAGGATCCTTCTCCTATATAATAAATTTTGTCCTCATATTCTAAAGTTATTTTTGAGCCCAGTATATTTTCCTCTGTGGTTACTAAACTTTTAATATTAGTACCAGGAAATTCTTTTAAACTATAATTGCCTACATCAATTCCTCTTTTCATAATTCCTCCTAATTTATTACAAGTTCTTAGTATACACTATGCTAAAACTTTTATAATGTTTCCTATTTTTTTAGAATTTATATAAACTTTTTAGACTTTATTATAAAAAAAATATTTGGCCTCATTTCAAGTACCAAATATCATTAACATTCTTATTTAATTTTAATGAAATTTCTAATGCTTTCTCTAACGGTGGCTTACTAAATTCAGTTTCCCATTGATAATAAGATTTAATACTTACATTTAGAAGCTTTGCAAAATCTCCTGGCTCCATCATATACTCTCTCATCCTAATTTCCTTAAGTCTATTTTTAACTCCCATATAATCACCTCATTAGTTTATTATATGTAAGTATTCTCCAAACGTTTTTAAATTCCTTTATCATTAACTGGCTGTTTGTTGAGATTTTAGAATATATTACTTCCTCGAAATCTTTCTTCAAAAGTAATATATTCTAAGAGATCTAAAATAATGCTAGTCCACACGCTTATATACAAAATTTATTTTATGAACGGATTGAATAAAATTTTAAAAACAGTCTATAATTTTAATATCCTGATATTTTTTATTTAAACTTTTAATGAACTGAAAATACCACACTACTTCACCATTAGTGTGGTATTTTTGTTTTTAAATCTTAAACAATATCCACCTGCAGGTAGCCAACTCATTTTTGTTCTATTTTCATAAGATTCCCCTACTGTGGTTATGCTAAGTATTGCCGGTAAAGAAATAGTTGCATCAAAGACAGAAGCTCCAAATAATATTAATCTTATGGATGCATTAAAGACTAGCATAGAGCAGAATAAATCTAAAGAAACTCCAACGTCTAAGACAAAACGTAATCAAAGCCAAAAGGTGCATAAAAATATGAAAAATAAAAAGCCTAAGGATTGTTTAAACACTACCCTCAGGCTTGTATTAACTTTTCTTAAAAGTCGAATTTCTTTGTCTTAATATACCCAAACTTTTTATTAAATACAGTTATAAGATTATTATTCTCACCAATATTAAATTCTTCATCAAAATCAACAATTGCACCGTCAATAGGTATGCCTAGTACATTTTTCTTTCCAACGAAATAAACATAGTCATCCTGAATTTCAATGTCCTGAATTTCTTCAATTATCACTTCTTTGTTATTGTCAGTACAATTAGCAAGACCTATAACTCCTATAATATGCTCTCTATACATTTTTATGAAAGGTATAATCGGATCCATCAATTCTATCACCTCTTCTTTTTATTTTAGTTCCTATATATAATATTTTGAGAACAAAGTAAATATGTTTATAATATAAAGGATAAAAAATAAAGCTCCAGGGTCTCCCCTCAAAGCTTTATTTTTTATCCTTTATTTCTATATTTTCACTTGCTTTAATAAGTCTATATATGTTAACTAAAGGCAAGACTAAAGGTTGTATATTGCCAACTTTAGTTATATCTGTAACTGCTGATCTTAAATAGGGATATAAAATAGCTGTAGCATTTATTTTACAAAAATCTATGAAATCACTTTCTTTGATTATATCATCCGTACTGAACCATCCTAAAATGCTTATTTTCAGTTTATATGGAGATGGCTTATCTACTGCGCTAAATATGTCCATTTCTAGATTGATTTCTGCTTGTTTGCAATCGCTACTTATTTTTATCCCTAAGCCTAAACCATACTCAGTTTCAATTGCCTCTGTAGCTTCATACTCTTCATTTAAAACATAATTTATATTATTAATTTTGTAATCTTCAAATCTAAAACTACTAAGAATCTGCTTGTCCATTTTTAGGCCACCTTTTCACTTAAGTTACTAAAGTCATTAAATATCACACCTGTTTTATAAATCAAACCTGTACTAGCTTTTGCTGTTAATTTAAAGCTATAACTTTCTGTTTGAAATGGACAATCTTCAATCCCTGCTTGGATTAAAATATTTTTTAATTCTTTATTTGATAAGCTATTAAGTTTATTATTTAATTCCTCAAAATATTTATCAACATTCATAGTTGTATACCTCCTCTATGCTATCTATACAGATACACTGTCTGTTTCTTACAGATAATTGAATCTGCATTGGATTAATATTTGTTCTAGGAGCTTTCGCTGAATTTCGTGTTTCAAATGCAGCTTTGACCACATCATATGGATTTAATATATACATGGTATTCAGTATTACCGAATTCATTAATTCCCTAGGTGAACCATCTTTCAAATTCAAATAACTACCTTTTAACTTTTCTGCAAATTTAGTGAAAAGCTTATATGTCTTTTTATCTATTAGATTAAGCAAGTTATCCGTTTCAATTTCGCATTTTAATACGATCCACTCTTCATATTTCCTTGCCCTACAACAAAAATCAACAGCTTGCTCACAATCATCTTCAAAGAAATAAACACCTACGCCTAACCATTCTTTTTCACTTATAGACATATTAAATGATTTCTTTTTTACAATTATGGTTCCAGCGGATTTAGTTGTCCCATGATGTCCAATAATTTTTGTCTTACTATTATTCATTAATATTCAGCCCTATCTCCAATTATTACCATATGGATAAATTTTATACACACTTTATATATTAGTAATTTCTCATGTGTCCTCTTGAATATTATTTGTCAATTAAATCTTAATATTGTACCCCATGACTACATATTCTTTCCCATATTGGATAATCCTTCTAACTGTGGATAACTTATGTTCGACAAATTACTACAAATAGCAATCTTTTTTATTAACTTTTGTAGTATAACTCACTTTACACCTAACATAGTAATTTTGCAATTTTGTTAAATTATTATGAACATAGTTTATTTGTCTATTGATAAAATACGTTTCAATCAACAAAAGGTTGCAAAAAATAAAAAAGACCTCAAGGATTTCTCCCTGAGGTTGAAGTTATATTATTGGTTGTCCATCTATTGGATTTAATACTGGTGTAGGTGTACTAATTGATTCTATTACTGTAGGAGCTGTTACTGGCACTAATTCCGTTATACCATCTGGTGCAAAATATTTTACAATAGGAGTTGCTACGGTTATTACTGGTTCTGCTGCAGGTGTTTCTATAGCTTTTATCATCATAGGTTTATCTTTATTAACTTCTCCAGCAATGGCCTGTCTTAATAATTCTATATTTGCATTTGTTATTCCAGGTATCTTCTGTTTAATTAAAGTTTCAAACATTGTTATCTTAGACTGTACAGTATCTCCAATAATTTCATTTAATCTAAAATGTTCCTCTATTACATTCCAGATATCTAAAGCTACTAGCTTACTCTTTTGATAGTTTGTAAGGCCTATCTTAGCCACTACAAAGTCAATTATCTTGGGTGCTAACTTTAACACCTCATTGCCCATACAAGCCATAAACCCTGCTAAAAACGTTAATAATACTGGATATAATATTGTTATAAAATCTTGCATTTAATACACTCTCCTTAAATTTATATTTTGATATAGGGAATAGAATAAAATAGAAAACGTGACCACTTCCTTTCTATTTTATATAGTCTGCAGAGACATAACCGCCACTAGTACCATAATAAATTGAGTACCAATTTCCTACTTTTTTATCTATCTTAACTACTGTTCCTTTAGCTAGTCTTCCTAACTTAGTAGCAGTGGGACTAGGACTGTCTCTAACAAATAACATATCCGCAGTGACAACCCCAGTAGATATACTTTTAGCAGTTACCTTTGAAGTTAACAATATTCCATTATTGAATGTATCTAAATCAACATGTCCTATAATGCCATTTACAATGCCTTCATTAGTTGTCTGTTGCCCTACATAGTTTTTCGCCATTAAACTACCACCATAACTAGCTACCCATAAAGATAGGTCTTTAACTGTATTATTTAGGCTATCTCTATAAAAATAATCCCCAGTGTATATCGCAACTTCTTTGCCTTTGCTTATCAAGTAATCTGCAAATTCTCTAGTTGCTTTACTAGCTTCTGTAATTGTCCATACATGACCGCCTTTTAGTGGGTCACCATCTTCCACATCAATAATATATTTGCAATTAGCAATTAACCCATCAATGACACTTAAAAATTGTTTTGCTTGGGTAGTTGGATTGTCCTTAGTTAAATAGTGGTAGAAGCCTATTTTAAGCCCATTTGATTTCGCACCATTATAATGTTCCTTTAACATAGCATTAGTGTAGCCAGTGCCCTGTGTAGCTTTAATTATTACTACCTCTATACCACTTGCTTTTACTTTTGCAAAGTCTATGTGACCTTGGAAAATCGATATATCAATACCTTTCATAGCCTTATGTCCTCCTACTTATTTTTCAAGCTCATCTAAACGTTTGTGAGCTGATTTTGTTGACTCATCAATTCTTGCAACTTTATCGCTAATATCATTAAGTCGTCTACCTTGCTCTTTATTATCTAACCTAATATCATCTACACCTTTAGCAACATAGTCTAGTTTAGTTTCAAGTCTTGTATTGCATGTAGCTTCTGTTGCAGCTTCTGTTGTAGCCTCTTTTCTACTAGATCTAAATAAGTTACTTACTGCTAGCACTGAACCCACTATTGCGCAAATTACAGTTAATATTGATATTATTATTGTTAGTGTTACTGCATTCATGTATCAAACCTCCTTAAATATGAATTTTATATGACATGTAAACTACTTATAACTCCGCTTTTGTCTTTATAAATTATTTCATTTCCAATACAATTAGTAATTTTAGTCATTGTAATTATATTTCCTGTCATATTATCAAACAATTCTCCGCTTGCAGATTTAACAAATACATTGCCTTTAGCAGAAACAACTGCTGTTCTTATTTCATCTTCGTTATTTGCGTCATTTGCATAGTTTAGGTCATATCCATTTTTACCTATGAGAATTGAGTTACATGGTAATTCTTCTCCTGTGAGATAATCTTCATTTTCAACATCTAATTCAGATACAAGTTTATCTAAAACAAAAACCATAGCCTGAGCGATATTATATTTCCACATTCTCTCTGCATTAATATAGCAATAACCCTTACCATCTCCCCATGTCTCTCCATGTGAGTTTCCTATTTTAAAGCACCATTCGTTTTGTCTAAAAGTTGTACCTAAAATGACCATACCATGATTAGGATTAAATACAGTGTTGCTATCCCACAGTTTTGATTTTGCACTGTATCCTGTTTTTTCAGCATCACTAATTGCGTTAAAATCTACTCCTATTTGAACTGGTAATCCTAGTTTTAAACTTGCCAATATTCCTTGCAATGTAGTCACTGTATAATAAGCGTTAATTTTATATAAATTAGCTTCCATCAAAGCGTCATATGAAGGTTTTAAAGTTATTACTGATAAATCACTAAACATATTCTGTGTACAAATACCATTTCCCATGAGAACTTTTGCACAATATCTAAAGGAAATTCCACAGTCTTTTAATTCAGATCCTTCTCCAGTAACAAATCTTGTAGTGTAATATAAGAATTTCTTAGATAAAGCATTATTAAGTCTTAAATTATTAGTACGGAATTTCTTTTTAAATATTCTACTAACATGCAGCTCCATTGTCTTAGTCCAACTATAAGCCACACAGTCATTTACAGCACCTTGAGATTCATAAGTATCCGGCATACATTCATCCAAACATAGATCTATTTCTTCAAATATAATTCCGTCTGATAATGCTGAGGAACCATATAATTTATCTTCAAGTTTGTAATCTCTTATATCCATTACATCTTTTACAAAGCCATAACCTTGATTAATTTTTTCCATTACATCTCCTTTTCAAATAAAAAGAACCCTATAATTAGAGTTCTTTTTGTGATTATTTTATTTTGTAGTTATGTCGTCATATTTTCCTAAAACGTCTTAAATATTTGTTGTGAATACTAAGGTTGTATCTAAGCTACAAGGATTTATTCCCTCTGCAGCTACTCTTACTAATAAAGTATGAACTCCACTGAAATCTAGCATAGCAAATGTTGTTGGATCATATGCTTGATATGCAGAATTGTCAATTGAATATTCCATTCCTATAGCCATACCTGTTACTGTATTCGCAACATCATCATTCGTTACTGATGGAGCAACGGGTATTACTGGATTAACAGTAAAGATTAAAGTAGTTGGTAAACTAGCATAATTTACGTATTGGATTGCGGATACTCTAACTTTTACAATATCATTGCCTGGTAAATTAGGTGGTGTCGCTTCATTATAAACTACATAATTTATAGCCCCATCTATTGCATATTCCATTGTAGAATTTATTCCCACAATAATATTGTTTACATCATCAAATGTTACTGATGGTGCATTAGGTGTTGTTACACCCGCTTTTGGTGTTGCTTCAATAGCAGTTCTTTCATCCGCTGTTATATATCCTTTAGCAACGGCATTATCTAAATTGGTAGTTGTAAATCCTGCATTAGTTTTCCAACAACTTAAGAAATAATTATAATAAACTAAACTCATTTTTATACCCCCAATAACATATTTATCATATTTTGATTTTCTGAAACTGTAGCTTGTAACAATTGCATCTCTGCAGGTGGAATATCTTCTAAAATTGCTACATTTGGTGTAACACTTACATCCACTCCTATTCCATCAGTTATTTTTAATTGTTTACCCGCGGGTATTTCTACCCATAAATGAGGTATTCCTATTGGTTCTCTGATACCTACTCCCCATGTTATTGCATATCCGGTACTATCATAAATTATTAATGTATTCATTTATAAAACCTCCCAAAATTTATTCCCACGCATACCATGTGGATGATGTTGAATTTGCACATATAGTAAAGCCACCACTTACAAGTGAAGCACCACTAGTATAACCACCAGTTGAAAGATTGTAAGAATTAGTCGGAATATATAAACCATTTAAAACATATACTCCACATACAACTAATCTAGGTGTAAACCCCAACCCACTTACGGTAAAATTTACTCCGGCGGTTGTACCAGCAACAGTAGCAGTAGCATACTTTTTACCACCTAAACTTGCTATTGTTGCAGTTCCTGCAAGACCGTTTGATCCAACACCAATAGTAATACCACTTATTACATTTTTAGGCACTAGATTTACTATACCAATTTGGAATACTGTTGAAGGAGCAATTTTGCCTGTATTATTAGATATAAAATCAACATCAATTATATCTTGTCCTGCTCTTTGTACCCAAGGTTGTGCTGTCCATGCCGTTCCTGATACCGTCAAAGCAGTCAAATCAGCCATTGTTCCTGTTAGGTCGGTATCAGTTTCGTTGCTAAATGTTTGTCCTGCTAGTACATTAGCAACTACAACTGAACCTGTTGCACTAGCTTTTATAAAAAAACAATCTGATGCTAAGTTATACCATACTGTATAAGCTTTCCCTGCTATTAAAGTAGGTGCAATAACTGTGCTAGGCTTATACAATGGTTTTCCGTTAATAGTTGTAGCACTGCCACTATTATTTGCACTAGCTATAAAAGTCTTAGCATATCCACTGACTAGGGTTGCCATTGTTACAATTATTGCGGTTGCAGTTCCAGTAGCTACTTGATACGTTGTATCTGCCGAGTTCGACGCAACTGTATTACTTAAATTTGTAACTAAGACTGAATAATCTGGAATTATTTCAAAATTAGTACCATCATAGATTGCTGAAATAATTTGACTTGCTGTAATGTCTCCAGAAACCAAAACTGTTGAGATACTTTTAACTAAGGATATATTCCCTAAGTTATCTACATTAATTACTGAAGCTCCAGTATTGGCATTGACTGCAACAAATTTAATGATCATTCCAGTATATAGTGCATTATAACTAAATCCAGAAGATACTTTATAACTGTTAGCTGTGCCTGTATCTGCTACAGTTTTATTCAATGCCCATGTATTTAGATCATTCTTGCTTGCTATTGCTGTTGTCATAGCTGTAATTAGATTAGCTAAGCTTGTATCGCTAACATTATTATTTGTATTAGCAATAAATTGAGCTAAAGCAGTTACCATTACAGATGCTTGTCTAAAAAGTTTATTGTGTAATAGTGATGAAGCCATTCCAGTACCTACACCATTTATTCTAGTTGTATCCGTGTTATAACTTGAATCACTTTCTATATTAGTCAAACTTGAATTAAATTCTTTGAAATTATTAGTTCCTGACAATTATAAAACCTCCTTTTTTATATAGATAGCCAATAACCTGCATCATACCCTCCAAAAGCTGAATTGTTTAAATCATATCCAAATACTAAATTAGAACTAAATACATAATTTAAAGCAACACCCATAGGTCTTGGTATGATATAACCATTTGAAATTAATTGTTGTTGTAAAGAAGTAGAAGGCCCTAAAACTGCCACATTAAGTGACATGTTTTCATTATCTTTTATAATCAATTGATATTGTGGGAAAACTGTATTCCATAATGTTTGTAAAGAAGCAATTGTGCCATCCCATTGATTTCTAACAACTCTAGATAATAATATTAATCTATAAGTAGTATCATCTAAAACCGGTGAACTTCCATCAGTTGGCTGAAAATTTACAGTTCTACTTACTCCTAAAATCAAACCTAAACTATCAAGTTGAATACCTATAGCATTGTTTATATCGAATGCCGAAATAATACTACTTGATATTAGACTTGAATCATTTACCATACCTAAACTACTAGCAACCCAAGCCATATAATTCGGCTTTGTCTTATGTTCACTGGTAATTAAATTTAAATAATTTGTTATTGCCATATATCCTCCTAACTAGCATTTACAGTAATATAAGCCAAGTTACCTCTAAGAACTTGATTGAACAATAAAGTTAAATCAGTTGTTCCTTGAACTCCACTGTGTACTGCATCTGTTAAAGAAGTTATTGAAAATGATGGGATATTTAAACTAGTATTCGCTGCCATAGCTGCTGCCCATAATCCAGAGTTATTTAAACTAGTTCCTATAGTAAATCCATTTAAAAAATTTACTATAGCATTTTGAATATTTATACCAGTTTGAGATGTATAACCGTTTAATTTCTTAACATTTACTATCACATCAACATCAACATAAGCTGGCCTATAAAACCCTATATTCGTTGTTTGCCCATATGAATCAGCTATAGCAACTACTGTTGTTCCATTAGGATTACAACCTAAACCTCTTTTAAGATATATCGCATTGGCTACATCTAAATCTGCACCATTTTCAACTACGCAAGTAATACTGTTTGCTGGTAAACCCAAGGAATTAACAGAACTCGTATAATTTTCATAAGTTGCAAACCTAGTCATGTTTGGTACCGCTGCTATTTGTGCTTTTAAAGAGTCTAAAGGAGTTTTACTTGATATAGCCACACTTAAGCCTTGTCTACTTCTTAAGGACGAATCAGCTTCTGTATTTGTACCATTAGTTATCAAACTTCCTATCGCAACCGAAGACCATCCATAAAACGGTGTATCTATTGTTAAAGTACTCCCAATACTTATAGGTCCAGTAATTTCACAAGTTAAAATAGAAGCAGTGGTACCACTTCCTAGTGTTACGCTTGATGGTAAATCCCATTTAACACCGTTATTATCCTTAATGACTCCATTGTTTATAACAGTGCCTGAGGTTCCAGTTAATCCTACATTATAGGTTGTATAAGAAGCGGTTAACCTTTTTATACCATTAAATTTAACCACACTGTCTAATGCGGTTCCTATAGCACCTCCTGGACCATAATTATTGTAAACCAATTGGGCAGTTAGAAAACTATCATAAATAATTGAAGCATTCGCTGAAATGTATTGATAATCTTGACTATCAATACCTAGATAAATATTTGAGCCAAAAATTGTCTGTGCATTTGAAACTAATTGATTTACTATGTCTTGATATAAAGGCATATGAAAACCAGTAGAATCAATATAAGGTGCGAAATAAGCCATATATTATCCTCCTTTCTATAAAGGAATGTTTAAAGGTAATTGAATATTTACAACTCCAAATTTTGTATTAACTGAGCAAACGATCGAATATTGTCTATTTAAATAAGTACCTGAAAAATTTGATATGCTAATAACATTTAATGTACTTAAAATTTGTGATTGAATCAATAAATCTACAGATTTTAATTTATCAGGTGTTCCAATTTGTCCTAATATATTTTGAAATAATGGCAAACCTAAATTAGTAGATTCCCACCATTCACCCTGCAATAGTAGTAGATTAGTTTGTATGGCTTGTGCTACTGCCTGAGCATCTGTTAAAAAACTTTGTGTGCCTTGTCCTAAGATATAATCGCCATTATTATCTAAACCTCTATATAACATAATAACCTCCTAACTTGGTCCACTTGTAGTGCCACCACCACTAGGAGCACTATGTGTATGATTAGAAAAATTAATACCATTTATTTTTACAGTAGGAGATACCATATCTATTTCATTATTTTTTAAATCTATATAACTAACCCCATCTGTGCTTCTTAGTTGTGCAGAATTAGTTGAATAATTAGAAATCAAATTAGGTTGTGACCATGTTCCTAAAATGCAAAAAGCATCTGAAAGGTCATGCCTGCGTTTTTCTAATTGATTTTGGATCCCACCAGCATACCACCAGTTATCAATACACATATCAGAAAATATAACCAAACATTCATCCCCTAATTTAATAGGCAACGTTAAAGCAAAACCTCCTGCCTTTGGGATAACTATAGGAACATCTAAAAGAAGTGGCAATTGAACGTCAGAAACAGATAAATCACTACTTCTTATTTTTTCCTTTAATGCAGGTTGTACCACTACTGTTTGTGTAACTGGGTCAAAACTCTGAATTATTCCAGGCATTGCTACTCTCATATTGTTTTTAATGCTATCAGCAAATTTATTGTAAAATTCTTGCTGATCTCCTGTTCTTTCCGCTATTGTTACTGACATATTAACACCTCCTTAGAATCCATTTCCTGTGTTTGATAGCATATTAGGTGCTAACCCTGCTTGGGATACACTTTCACACTGAGTAAACCAATCGTCACCCCTGGTATCGCCTGTATGATTAATTTTAATTATCCGATAAATACCACTGTTATCTAAACTTCTTACAACTTGACCTATCTGTGTCTGCATATCATGAATTAAAGAATTATCTATGTGTACCAAACTATTAATTTTTATCCTGGGATTGATTAAGCATTTAAAACTAACACCATATTCCGTTTGAGTAGGAACACCAATTAATCCACTTGTAGGAGAAAGTTCTATAATTTCATTATTTGGCAAATCAGTTAATTGAATTATATTAACTTTGTTATCCTCTGTATAAAAAGTCCCGTTGTTTGAAATAGCAATTTGTCTTAAATAATCTTTAGCTAACCCAAAACAAACTTTACCTCTCAATAATTTAGTATTTCCAAGCGATTTAGATATGAAATTTGTATCTGTTGGAACTGCAGCATTACTTACAATGTTAGTTACCACATCTCTGTGAATCTGGCCTTTAGCTACAGAAAAATTAATAAGTCCACCATTTAAAAACCCATCCGCATCCAAACAACTTAATGTTAATAAATAATTTACACCATCTTGCTTATCTCTAATAGGCTGAATGACTGTGCCATCGTAAATACACCCATACTGTTCACCCTCATACCCTGCTTCTATAACTACTCTATTACCTTCTGTTATCAACTTATTTTCTGATTGCGCTGATAAATTATAGATTGTAACCGTAGAGTAGTTAGCCTGCATCTGCATAGTTTTTTGAATATTAAATGTACATCTTAGCTTAGAAACATCAAGTCCAACTCCGTTTTTATTGCTCACTATTACTCTATATCTTCTACCAAATAAAATATTTGAAGGTTGACTTCCTGTTCCTACGACACCGAAATTTGTTTCAGGAATCGCCAGTGTTCCATTAACACTATTGGAATTTGAATTAGTATTAGAACTAGAAGTCTGGCTCATTACACTATTAGGATTTTTACCAGCATATTGAACGTAAATATTATATCTTCTTTGTGTATCGGTAGCAGCAGGCCCTTCGTACAGTTTAGTAAATTTATTAAAATCTTGATTAGCCTGTAACCAATATTGTTTAATTACAAACACTGCCATGGCCATACTATAATTTTCATTGTTTAATATGAAACTTTGAAGCGCTGAAGTATTTGAACTATAAGGTATAATAGCATTAAACCTTTGCGACACATATTGAAAGGCATCATAATGATACATAACCATTATTTGGCCAAAACCTACTGCTCCTGTAGTACTTACTGACCTATTATCTCCGCTACTTTCAGCATCTATAGTGCCTAAAACAATTCCAGTATCACAACCTTGCAAATTAGCTTCTGCTACTGCTGAGGTTTTCCAATTAGTACTCATTATGAATCACCCCAAGCTAACACAAAATCAGTACCTAAATTAGTGTTATCAGGGTAATCCATTAATAAAGTACCTGTTTTTAATATTATCGCACTGCCTAAACCTAAATATTTATATTGCAAAAACAAGTCTGCTGCCGGATAACTGCCAGTAATTAATGGAACAGAACTTATTAAAAGTGTGTCTGTTTTCTTATCTACTACCGACATGGTCCAATAACTAGCAATAGAATTATAATTTATATTTAAAGTTAAGGTCCTGTTTTCCCCATCAATCGGAATTGTAACAGTAAAATTTTGGTTAGGATCATTTGTAAGTGGTATCAAAACATAATTACTCATTACAACCTCCTTAATGTATTCCTAATGTATTTAATGCACTTGTTATTGCTGCAGGTGAGATCCCTAAAGATTTTGCTAATTGGCTTAGTACACTTCCTGTAGCTTGAGTAGCTTCAGGTGTTCCTCTATTAGTTTTACCAGTTACCTGTTTATTTGCACTAATTTTCACCGTAGAAGTTTGAGCAACGAATACTTCTTGCATAGTAACAGTGCATAGCAAACCATAAACAGTTGTTTTGTCATCTGGTACAGCTATAGATTGTACTAACATATTTTGAAATCCACCTATTCTAGCCATTATCTGCACAGGAACTCTTGCTTTTTGTAAAGTTAATAAAACCTGAAAAGCTTGAATTGACCTGAATTGAGTACCTCCAAATTGACCAGGTACAATACTTTGAGCAACATCACTCATTTTAATCTGAAATACTACTTTTGTAGGTTTAACATAAGCGAAATCAGTTAAACTTGCTCCTGTTTCAACTGGATTTTCTGTAATATATAATTCAGATAAAAAATCAGTTTGCATTACTGCATCGAAAAACCAACCACCAATATTCGTGTTTACATAAACTAATCTGCTTATACTAGGGTCGGTATAATCTAAAATAACACTAGAAGCATCCATTAGATCATCACTCCTTGCCAATTCCTAACTATATCTTTTCCACTTTGTTTAATAACATCGCCAGCAGAACCGGAACCAGAACCATAAATATGATTAGTTTGATTTAATGTGTTGGTTACATGGTTATTTGTGTTACTAGGATTAGGATATATATAAGATTGTGGTGTCAATGAATTATATTGTCCATAGTTGAATCCACTCTTTAATGATGGTGTGCCATATATTCCACCGGCATTTCCATTAGGAGTTTTTTTAGTAGGAACACTTGGTGTCAAATCCGTTGAATCTCCATATTGATATTCACTTGTTGGCTTAGCGTAAGAATTTCTGTAATCTTTAGAGTCATAAGGATTTTGTTGGATATAATCTTTACCTTCTTTATTAACGCCATTTAGAGCATCATAAGCACCTTTCCAGTCACCTTTGGTTACATCATCCATAGCTGTGAAAAGACGTGTTAGTCCTTTCAATAAAAGGTCCATTTCACTTAAAGCAACCTCTAATCCAGCTTTGACTGCTAATCCCAAAGCACCAAATATAGCTTTAAACCCTTTATTTTTAGTAAGATCATCAGTAAAAGTTGTAAATTTATTAATAAATGCACTAAAATCAACTAGAATATCTGTAAGAACATGGCTCTTGCCTAAATCAGCATCAAACCCTTTAAACCATGAACCAAACCCTTCCCCTAATGTTTTTATAGTGTTAAATCCGTGTTTAAAAGCATCTTCAAAGTTTTTTATAGCTCCACTTTTCTTTAAAGTAGTATAAACATCTTCTATGCTCTTTTTTACACCTGCGATATCTTTATTCAAATCTTTCCAGAAAGGCCCTAAAGCCGATTTATCACCTTTCATATAAGAATAAAAATCCTCTAATAACAGTAATGCCAATACCAATAAAGCTGTTGTAGTTAGCATTGGACTATTTAAAATCACAAATGCAGCAGCAGCCAACTTAATAGGTGCTGGTATCTTTTCAAACATTTCTGCAATACCTTTCCCTGCCCATAATAACGATTCACCCATCCTAACAAAATCCGTCATTACTTTAGCCACTATTCTAGTCCAAGTTGGCATAGTTTTTATTATAATACTGTTTATGTTTTCTAGATAAGTTTTTATCTTTACCAAAGGTTCAGCCATATATTTTGCAAAATAATAACCTATCCACTGCATCGAATAGGTTGCTTCTAATTTCATTCTAGTAAATTCGAACGTTATACCTTGGAAAGTCTGTGCCATTTGCTTATAATCTGATAAAGGAAGTGCAAGCTGAGTAGCTTCTTGTCTTAATAATTGGAATTGAGACATTAACGTAGGACTTAAATATAAGTCTTGTAAACTTACACCCATTGTCTTAAGCGTACTATTTAAAGCCATTGCACTTTCTTGTGTGGTCCACATTCTTCTAGCAAATATCTCGTTTTCTATTGCGCTATGACCTAAACTATCCATGAACTTAGCTAAACCTAAACAGGCTGTAGTCACAAAGCTAGTTACTCCGATTCCGGCTATTAAAAAACTACCAACAACGCCTTCTGCCATCTTGGAAACTTCTTTACCTACGCCATTAATAGATTTATTCATAGCATTAAATGAATTATTGTCTACTTCAAAACCTAGTGAAACTAAATATTCTTGAATAATGGATGCGTTGGAAATTTTAATCACCTTCTTTTTACGTATTCTTCAGTGATGCTAGACGTTCACTGTATTCTTCGGCTCTTTTACTATTTTCAGCTTTGACCGCTAATATTTCATGTGCGTCTAGCAAATCATCTAAATTATAAGTACCATCCCATACTTCATGTTGTTTCCACATTCCTGCCACTACTGGTGCATACGCATAATTATCAATGTTAATTAGTGCTACTTGAAGGAAGTCAACCCCGCGGACATCAAATCCGAGAGGTCGTCGCCGAAAAAATCATTCACATTAAAAATCAAAGCATGAACTGTTAAAACTAAAGCTAGTTTGGTATCAACATTATTAATACCATATTGTCCATTTGGAGTTATTACAGGTGCTTTTCCAGCTGGTAAATCTTCATGGCATACCTTTAAACATTCAATTTGAATATAACTAAAATCTTCCTTCGTTAAAGAAGTTAAACCAATAGCTATTGAAGCCAAATCAATCCCTTTTAAACTATTTTGAGGATTATCTTTATCAATTTTAGTTACATCTACTTTCCCAAGTATAGGTAGTAATATGTTGCCTACTTTAAGCAACATATAACTCCCAGTTAATGCATCAAATTTAGAAACTATAAATTCTCTATCTTTAATTTTAACTTTTTTAAAATCTTCTCTTTTTTCACTCATTTAAGATTTCCTCCAATTAATATTCTAATATTTGTTGTGCCATCAATGTCCATGTAACTTTTTGGCCCTGTGCTTTGTATGGTCTTTGACCTGGTTTCGTAGGAGATACTCCTGTTAAAGCAGTTGTTTGATTTAAAGAATTTGCACGAACATTTATTGAAGTATTTGCCCATTGTGAAGGATCAGCGAAGTCTATATAATTAAACCATCTCAATAACCAAGCATTTAAATCGCTTGTTTGTTGAATATCTAATATAATAGTTCCATTTCTTGCTATTATCTTACTTGTTATTACACTTCCATCCGCAGCAACATCTTGTACTGATCTATCAGTTGCATAATCAATGACTACTGAATCTAATCCTGTACCATTTGCATTAATAAAACCCACATTAGGTTGAGAAATAGCTACATTAACATCTTGAAAACTATAAATTGTTGACATTTTTTGTACCTCCTTTAACTGTTAATATTTATGCTAAGTACAACGTGTTGAATTGCTCCTGCAAGTTTTAAAGCTAGATAAATTGGTGGTGCTTTTCTTGCTGCTTTATCTGTTGAAGATTGATTATCTACAGTATCAGCCATAACTCTATAGCCTGCTAAAAGTGCATCTCCTGTATTTAAATTAAAAAATGGTGCTGCTCTCCATATTCCAGGTGCGATAAATCCACTTTTCTTAGCAGTTTCACATGGTCCTGAAATTACATTTACTATAGAATTTACACCGCTATCTGTTTGAGGAATTTTAGGAGACGATTGTAATAAATTCATAATTGAAATTTGTACATTGTTTGATAAAACATCTAAACCAATTATTTGGTCAAATGGAGTTCCATCTGAGGTTACGCCAGTTTCTAACATATTATAAGTTCCGCCTCTATTAACATAAACATTACCATTAACACTCTCTATATATTGTAATTGAGTAAGTGTTAAATTCTCTGTACTAATACCAGGCAAAGCTTTGAACATAAGAGTATACGAACTATTACTAAGACCTGTATTTGCTCCCATAGCATATCCTAGAATTGATGCTCCTGCATCTTGGTAATTAATAGTACCTACTGTATCAATTGCACCATTAGCTACCCCTAGTTTAAGAGTTATAGCTACATCATTCGAAGTTCCTGCAGTTACTACTATGCTAGAAGCCGTTCCTACAGTTCCACTTGTAATTACATAAACATTACCTACAAATGCTACGGTAACGCCTGCATAATTTGCTCCTAGTGCTTGTATTGCTGTTTGCATTGCACTAGCAATTAATGCGCCTGTAGTTAGTCCTGCTAATACTAAAGTTATGGAAACTGCCGCCATTCCATCAACTGCTATTTTAAAAGTAGTTGCTGCGCCTGCACTAATATTTGTACTTCCACCACTTGCACCTGTTTCATAACCTGCAGTTTGAGTATTTGAAGTTGAATATAATCCTGTGGTTCTATGAATACTCTGACTTAATAAAGTTTGCATTACATTACCTATAGTTCCTGCCAATACATCTGCATCATGAGTTGTGTAGAATAATGCTGATGTTGGATTAGCTGCATCTATATAAGGCGCTACCGCTAATATATCAGTCTTTGCAGCTCCACATATATAACAAGCATACCAGTTAGTATTTGCTACTCTGCACGCTGTTACTGCTTGTAATGCTGATTCTGTTGGAAAATCCCATCTACCTATTGCTACCTGAGCAGGTGTTGGACTTTGACTAAAATATAATTGAGCTGCTAAATATTCAGGTGAAGTTACAGCAAACCCAGCACTTAGCATTGAGGTTAAACTAGAATAAACCTGAACCCTTTGAGTTGTGCTTATTGCACTAGATTGACCTACTATCAACCCTAAGTTTAGAGAAGTTAAAGCAGTCGAGGTCTTTGAAACGTTAACCGTTACACCAACTATATCATTAATATTTAAACCCATTATTTCACTACCTTTCTAATTAATTTGTTATTACATTAACATCAGGTGCTAAAAAAGAATCCGATTGATTAGTAATATTAACTGTTTTTATTGCTTGAACTGTACTTGTAGTAGTAATTAGTTCATTAAAATTAACAAACAAGTTCGCTCTTTCCCACCATTGACCATTAAACAATTCTGGTGAACGCAACGGAATGTTAACATCTTGAATTACTGATAAATTATTTTGTTGCAATAAAGTTCTGTATATCGAAGAAGTATATAAAGCATTTTTTATAATTTCTGCATTATCTAGGCTATTTGGCCCATATAAAACAAAACCTAACCTATGGACTTTTATATAACTTATATTTTCATTCAAATTATAACCGCTTTGAGTTGTATAATTAGTGTCAAACTGTTTACTTATAGAATCATCTTGATTATTAACTTGTAAAAAACAAATATCATCTGTTATTTTCCAATCAGGAGCACCGCTAGTTGGCCACGCTATTCTAACTTTATCTTGATTAGTTGGAATAGCTGGGTCAAAACCTAAAATACTTATTATCAAACTTTGAAAAAAGTTTTCTAAATCTTTTAATTTAATTTTAAACTCCTCCCATGCTGATTCCTATTGCCCTATAATATCCATGGCTAGACCAGTTTTTAATTTGATATACTCTATATCTTGTATTGTTCCATGCTATTTCATCAGAAGTTCCTTGTCCTTTAGTATCATTATGAGTAACAAAAATCTCTTTAACTGAAAGAAATACCATTATTTCTGAGGTTCTATCTCCCTCAGGTACTTGAATAATATCCTTTGTTCCACCGGCTATAACTACACCCGTGAAATTAATAGCATTTTCAGTTTGAATAAATCTACCTGCAATCCATGTACCGGCTTTTCTGTTAACTATGAAGCTCTCTCTAAACTGTGGATTAGATAAGACTTTACCTACATTCAATCTAGGCATTTAATCACCTTCCCTAACTACATAAGTTATAGCCTTTCTTAATTCACCAGTATCTATCAAAGGTTTATCACTGCCTTTTCTAGCAACAGTTAAAGGTGAATTAGGTGCCCATCCATTCCTTGGATCATCAAACCAATCTTGTGAAGCTGCTTGACCTTCTAGTCCCGCTTCATTAAGTTTTTGTTTTGCAAGGGTTAAATTACCATCTAATCCTGCTATTAAAGCTTCTTTTAAAATACCTGATATAATTTT